CGCTGATGCCGACGCTGAGCCGGTTCCTGAAGCGGAAGCAGCACCGGAGTCGGTGCCGCCGCCCGCAGATCCGTTCAACGCGCCGCGGCGATCGGCGCCCGCGCGGCGCAGCTCGTGGGTGAAGAAGTGGAGAGACTGAATTGAGCATCCTCTCAGCCGTACCGAAGCAGCTTCGCGCAGGGGACTCCCTGCGCTTGCTGATCGAACTTGCCGACTACGACGCGGCGAGCTGGACGACGGTGCTCTATCTCGAAAACGCTACCGGCGCGCTGAGCCAGGCCGGCGTCGCTTCCGGCAGTTCTCATTCCTTCACGGTTACGGCGACGGCGACGGCCGCGCTGAAGCCCGGCTCCTACAAGTGGTTCATCCGCGCGACGGCCGGGGCCATCGTCGAAACAGCGCTCGAAGGCTGGATCGATGTCGAGCCGAACCCGGCGGCCGCTCAGAACATCGACCACCGATCCTGGGCGCGCCGCGCGCTGGACGCGGTCGAGGCGACGCTGCTCGGCCGCGCGACCTCCGACCAGCTGGCGATGACCCTGAACAATCGTTCGATCAGCCGCATTCCGCTGACCGAGCTGAAGGACTGGAGAACGCAGCTGCGCACCGAGGTCAGGAGCGAAGAGGGCACCAGCGGTGCCGGGCGGGACATCAAAGTGAGGTTCGGCCGTGCCTGACGATGACATGGACAGATTGATGCGGAAACTGGAGGCGCTCGGACGCTCTCCCGCAGTTTCGCGTCGAAATTCGACGCGCCAGTACGGGGCCGCACGGGGCTCGCGCCTGACTTCCGGCTGGAGCGCATCGAACAGCAGCGCGGATGCCGAGCTCAGCACCTCGCTGACGAACCTTCGCTCTCGCTCTCGCGCCCTGGTGCGGGACGCCTCGTACGCGAAGCGCGCCCGCGTGCTGGTGGTGAACAACGTCATCGGCTCGGGCATCGGGCTGCAGTGCCAGGTGAAGAACGCGCGAGGCGAGCTGAACCAGCGCGTGAACACCGAAATCGAGGATGTGTTCGCGAAGCACTCGCGCTCGGACAGCTTTCACACCGGCGGGCGCCTGTCTCGCATGCAGTTCGAGCGGCTGTGCATGGCACAGGTCTTCGAGGCTGGCGAAGTGTTCATCCGCGAGCACTATCAGGCCTTCGGCGAGAGCAAGATTCCGTACTCGCTCGAGGTCATCGAAGCCGAGCGCATCGCGGATGAGTTCTCTTCGCCGGTCGCCGCTGCGAATGGCAACCAGGTCCGGATGGGCGTCGAGGTCGACAGGTTCGGTCGACCGGTCGCGTACTACATTCGCGAGCGTCACCCGTCCGAACTTCGCTGGGGGAACAGCCCGGACCGTTTCGAGCGCGTCTCCGCCGACCAGATCATTCATCTGGCGGTGATCGACCGCTGGCCGCAGACGCGCGGCGAGCCCTGGCTGCATGCTGCCGCGCGACGCCTGAACGACATGGACGGCTATTCGGAGGCCGAGATCGTCCGCGCGCGGGTACAGGCCTCGACCGTCGGCGCGATCGAGACCCCCGAGGATGCGTCGTCGTTCGGAGAAGAGCAGGACGACGGAACAGTCGAGCTGGAGGTCGAGCCCGGCGTGTTCAAACGCCTATCGCCTGGCGAGAAGCTGAACGCCCTGGCGCCGAGTTCGCCGAATCCCGCCCTCGACCCGTTCATGCGCTACATGCTGCGCGAGGTCGCCTCCGGTCTCTCCGTTAGCTACGCCAGCCTTTCGAGCGACTACTCGCAGAGCAACTACAGCTCTTCGCGACTGGCGCTGCTGGACGACCGCGACCTGTGGAAGTTCCTGCAGGTGTGGTTCATCAGCGAATTCCGTGAGCGCGTGCATCGGCACTTCCTCAAGCAAGCCGTGCTCGCCGGCGAGATCAAGTCGATCCCGCTCGAACAGTACGCGGTCGCCCCGGAGAAGTTCGAGGCCGCGCGATACAAGCCGCGAGGCTGGTCATGGATCGATCCGACGTCCGAGGTCGAAGCGTACAAGGAAGCGGTCAAGGCCGGATTCCTGACCGTCGGCGACGTCGTCGCGATGACGAACGGTGGCCAGGATCTCGAAGACGTGCTGGAAGGCCGCCGCAACGAACTCGACGCGATGGGCGAGAAGGATCTCGAGTTCGACACCTCGCCGGAATTCTATATGGCGGACGCGAAAGCGAAGGACGCCAGCGCCAAGGCGGCGACTTCCGGCCCGCCGCAATCGGAGGGCACCCCGGATCCCAGCAAGGGCGCCCCACAACGCAGCGAGCCCGTGGCGCGCATGCGCGTCGCAACCTGACCTAGAGGGCCTATGAGCCAAGAACAAATTTCGATGACCTACGACGCTACCGCGAAGCGCGCGGTGCTCACGTTCCCGAACGGGCGGCAGCTGGCCGTCTGCGACGTGACGAAGGAGCAGGCCGAAGCCTTCAAGGCCAAGCACGCCCCCGAATTTCAGCGCCGCGATTGCTGCCTCTCGACGGTAGATGGCGCGTTCACCCGGGAGAGCCCGAATGGCTGACAAGCGCACGCGAGAGATGTCGTTCTCTTCGGAGGCGACGGTCGTCCAGCGCTGGTTCGGTGGCGAGCAGCTCGACCACAGCCCGAAGGCGATCCGCATGGATTTCCTGAAGAGCGGTCGGGCACCGCTGCTGCTGAATCACGACATGCGTCAGCAGGTCGGCGTCGTGGATGTGGCAAAGATCGGTTCCGACAAGCGCGGTTACGCGACCGCTCGCTTCGGCCGCAGCAGCGCCGCAGAAGACGCGCTCAACAACGTCGATGACCAGATCCTGGTGAATACCTCCGTCGGCTACCGCGTCTACGAGATGAAGCTCGTCGCCTCGCGTGGCGAGGAGGACACCTACATGGTCACGGACTGGGAACCGTACGAGGTGAGCCTCGTCGCGGTTCCGGCAGACCCGGCCGTCGGTGTTGGCCGAGCAGCTCAGCCACCGCCACCCGTTCCAGATCCGCCCGCAGAGGCGGTGATTCCCGACAAGAGCACAGAGGCCCGCCAAGAGCGGGCCTCTTCCGTTTTGAACCCCCCCGCGGCGAGTGCCGCCAACATCGGAGTACGACAGATGGACGAACCCACCACCGCGGCGGGCGCGAATCCCGCAGTGAAGATCAACGCCGTCGAGGCCGAGAAGGAGCGCCGCGAGGCGATCATCGCGCTGTGCGCGGCCAACAAGATCGACTCGCGCGTCGAAGCGCGATGGATCGAGGACGGCACGCCGCTGCAGGGCAAGGACTCGGTCGCCGCCGGCATCCTCGCCGTGGTGCAGGAACGCGGCAAGACCAAGCCGGCAGCCGCCGCGGCGCTCGGTCTCACGAACAACGAGACCCAGCGCTACAGCCTCATCCGCGCGATCCGCGCGATGAAGTTCCCGACGGTGAAGAACCTCGAGGCCGCCGGATTCGAGATCGAGTGCTCGCGCGCGGTCGCGCAGAAGCTCAACCGCGGCGACACCGGCAGCATCTTCCTCCCGGGTGAGGTGCTCTCGCGGTCGATGGACCCGACCCTGTTCGAGCGCGCGATGGCCACGACGCCTGGTTCGAAGGGCGGCTACATGGTCAACGTCACGAACATGGGCTTCATCGACATCCTGCGCAATCGCTCGGTGGCGATGAAGATGGGCGCGCGGCAGCTCTCGGGCCTCGAGGGCAACGTGACGTTTGCACGCCAGACCGGCAAGCAGTCGGTCACCTGGCAGGCCGGTGAAGGCACGAGCGTGACCGCGGCGGACCAGACGCTCGGCCAGCTGTCGATGACCCCGAAGACCGCGATCTGCGTGACGGACGTCAGCGAGCAGCTGCTGCGCCAGGCTTCGCCGTCCGCCGAGCAGTTCATCATGGCGGACCTCGCCTCGGTGATCGCGATCGACGGCGTCGACAGCGCGGTGATCAACGGCGCCGGCGGCGCGCAGCCCCTGGGCATCAAGAACACGACCGGCATCACGTCCGGCCAGGACGCCTCCTCGGCGACCTACGCGAAGATCCTCGCGTTCGTGTCGACCGCTGCGGCGGCCAATGCCGTGCGGGGCAATCCCGGCTTCGTGACGACGACCGCCGGTGCGGCGCGGCTGATGCAGGTGCAGCGCTTCACCTCGACGGACACGCCGCTGTGGACGGGCAACATGCTCGACGGCCAGTGCGTCGGGTTCAACGCGATGTCGTCCGAGCAGCTCGCCTCCGGAAACATCGTCTTCGGCTCGTGGGACGAGGTCGTGATCGGCGACTGGGGCGTGCTGGAGTTGTCCACGGACAACGGCGGCACGCGCTTCAACCAGGCGCAGGTCGGCATCCGGGCCATGTGGATGGTCGACGTGATGCTGCGCTACCCGCAGGCGTTCGTGGTCGGCACGAACCTGTCGTAATGAAGGTCCGCGCCCTGCGCGGGGTTTGCATCGGTGTCGACCGGCATCTCGTGCCGGGCGACACCGCCGACCTTGAACCCGCCACGGTCACCTTCCTCGTCTACATCAAGGCCGTCGAGGTCGTGAAGGACGAGCCCACCCCCAACCCCGAAGCGGCGCCGGCAGAAGCCGAGCCCGTGACCCGAAATACGAAGCCGGTGAAGCCCGGCAAGGAGAAGTGACATGCTTTTGAACCAGGCCTCGGCTGCCACCGCGACGTCGCTCATCGACGCCGTTTCGGCCGCCAACACGGCCGCCGCGACCAGCGGCTCCGCCAAGTGGCTCGACGTTCGTCCGTACGACGGCGAGATCCTCGTCACGCAGCAGCTCGGTGCCGTCACCGGCACGATCGCGGGCAAGCTGCAGTCGGCCTCCGATGCCAACGGCACCGGCGCGGCCGACATCAGCGGCTACACCTTCGGCACGAACACGGCCAACAGCACGTCGACGATCGCGGTCGACCCGAAGAAGGTCGTCGGCGGCTT